AGAGGGATGTCCCAGCAATTCACCCAGTTTAGCGTCGCCAATCCCAAACGTTTAGCGACGGGGAGCAAGTCGTCAATATTAAGCTCCCAAAAGTGGCCACGACTATGCTGCTAAAAAGCCACTGTAGTAACCGGCATTCGCGTTTTCGGCGAAGGACAGCTCTTCATAGATCAAGCGACCACCGCTGAACGGACGCGAACGACCGCGCTGGGACAGCTTCATCAGAAGTGCGTTGTTCTTGGTTACGTTGTCCGCGATTTTGCGGGAACGCTTTTCAATCGTAGTGGCTACGATGTCGGATACATTCGGAAAGCTCATGGCTTACCCTCCATAGAAAAAGATTTGGTTTTGGCCGTCTCTTACGTGGAGGGTAGCTCCGAACAATCGGGTATGCCGAAAGTGTGGAGAGGCTGACTGTCAGACTAGCAGACCAATCTGACAACGGCAATAAGCTCATGCGCTACATATCGCCTGAGTCTGAGACGCTCGTCAGCGATGCTCGGATACCGGTTCCTGATACCGTCTCCGTCACCGTAGTCAGCCGTGCAGTGGATGCAATCGGTAAGCCCCCGGTCACCCAGATCGTAGGCAACGTGGACGAATTCGGGGTGGTGCTGGCGCAGCCACTCAAGAATGCTTGTATCGCTCTCATCGTCAATCGGGAACAGGAACTCTATATCGTCCTTGACGTCACCGCTCTTCAACAGATGGTTGCGTAACGGGTCGCCCTCTTTCTGGCCACGGATGACCAGAGTGTTACCGTCCTCCACGATCCGCGTCATGCAGGGCTGCATGATGTTTTTCCAGCAGCACTCAAGGCGCGGCCGCACGACAATCGGAGGCTTCACGCCAGAAGCCAGGTAGCTTGCATAGGTCAATGACTCAGGGACAGCCTCGAACGGGTAACCGTTCTCGTTCATGTCCGAAAGTGAATCTGACGTTATTTCAACGAAGTTAGGCACTAATCGCCGAACTTTTTCCGCAAGCTCCATTGTCTCTGCCGGACCGTCACCGGTATTGAGCCAGTAGATGGTCATCAAAGGCCAAAAAGGTTGAAGGTAGAACAGCACGGCTGTGCTGTCCTTCCCGCCTGACCACGAAAGCGCCACTTTCTGGTGGCGCTTGATCGCTTTCTCACACTCGTCCAGTGGCAGCACGATTGAACGCGTTCCTTACGGTTGAGCCAATGTCGTCGCCTTCGTCGTCATCGAGATCAACTGCGACCTTACCGGATGCCGGCATGCTGGCAGTGGCCGCCTTCTTCTGCCGCTCGGTGACCTGTGAGCCGGACTGCCGCTGGAGCATGACCTGGCGCACTTCAGGAACCATCCAGCATGCTTGGTCGTACGCCGAAGGGACGTCAGGGGCCAAGCCTTTCTCGATCAGATCGGCCATCACCATCCGCACGTCGCCGAAGAACTCCTTGTCCTGGCTGAAGTAGGTCAGCCCCTGCTCTATCTGGCTGCGCTCGGTCTCTTCACGCCATCTGCGGATCTCGTTCAGCTCCTGCTGCATCTGCGGAGGAATCTGCATCTGCTGCGCTTGCGGGATCTTCAGGACTTCCTGCCCGACCTTCTCGTTGATGATTTCGCGCAGAGGCATGCCGTACTGGTCGGCGATCCGCAGCAGCTCGTTGAACTTGGCCGGCATGTCAGCGGTGCGCAGCACCCGCTCGCTCTGGGCGAGGCTGCCGATATACCCAATCGGATCAGCGCCCAACTGCTGGGCTTCCTGGACGATTGGACTGAGGGCATTGGCCATGTTTTGCAGCGGCTGGAAACGCTCCTGCATCTGGCGCACACCGTTCATGCTCGCCTCTTCGCGGCGAATGATCTCTTGCCGGATGTCAGGATCAAGGTTCGGCCACTTCTCCCGCGCCGCCGGAGTCCAGCTTGAGGGCGGCTTCTCTACCGATAGAACTTGAGGAGTTTCAGGCGAAACCGGAGCCACATCAGGCGTCTCGCTTTTTCCTTCGTCTTTCGGTTCGAGACGGGCCGCTGCCTCCACGGGCGTATCGTCCGCGTTAGCTGTGAACTTCCCACTAGCGTCACGGGCACGTTGTGGAGCCTCATCCTCGCTTTCACGCTCCACAACCGGGTGTTCGTCAAATGCCTCGCGCAACGCGCCTGCGATATCGTCTTCATTCTGGTCACTCATGATAAACCTCCGGCTTGTAGCCGTTCTGCACCATATGGGTCGCCTCGGCAATATCCGCGACGATGTCTTTCACGTCTGTCTTTTCTTCTTGTTTGGGCTTCATTGTCATCAGCTCCTCGGTGGTATACCCATCGGCGAGGCTGACGACATTGTTTCTCTCGTTGTGCTTCTGCAATTCCCGCTGCGACGTGATCAGGCTGCCATCGACCGTCGATTTGAACGGTTCAAACTTGCCCTGCACGAACCCTTTGGGAGCGGAGAAGATGACCTTCGCCATCGGCGTGTCGCATACCGGGCAGTTTGGCGTGTGCATGCACTCGGCCACCGGTCGCAAGTACTCCGCTTGCACGTCACAGCTTTTGCACAGGGCTTCGTAGACTGGCATCTACTTGCGCCTGTCGCTGGCTGGCCACTGGGGAATCTCCACCTTCACCGGCTGCTCTTCCACCGGTTCCGGGGCTTCTTTGGCCTTGGCCTTTGACGCTTTTTCAGTCTTCTGAGTCGCCATCTTCTTTCTCCATTGCTTCATGTTTAGCAGCAGCTTGCTGCATTTTCTGCTCGCCTTGCTGGCGAACTGATTCAGCTTTGATCTGAGCCTGGATAAGTGCGGTGCGTTCATTGATCTCTGCCTCGCGCTCTTTCTGCGCCATTTCCATCTGGAAGGTGCGTTCTGCGAAATCCATCTCCATCTGGTTACGGATCCGGTCGTTCTCGATCATCATGCGCTGCCGCTCAAGCTCCAGCTCGTTCTTCTGGGCTTGGGTGGCCATGTCGGCCTGCGCCTGGATCCTTTCAATCTCCAGCTTGGCATTGGACTCCTGCTGACGCAGGATCGCCTGCTGCTCTGCCTGCTGGGTGGCCAGTTGCTGGTCAAACTGCGCCTTGGACATCGCCAGTTGCTGTTGCCCTTGGAGCTTGGCCTGTTCAAGCTGCATCTGCGCCTGCACGGCCCGCTCTTCCGGCGTGGGTTCTTTTTCCTTGTCGGGGTTCTGCTGGTCGGCGAGCGCCTTCTTCGTCATCGCATCAAGCTGCTGCGAGAGGATGCCCTCGATCTCGGCAGCGCCCTTGAACCCGGACACGCTGAACTTGATCAGTCCCAGCATCAACGGGCCAAGTTCCGGCGTACTTTCCACGGCCGGCACTGCCTGCGACAGCAGTTGGCCGATGTACCCCACCACCTCCATCCGCTGCTCCTTCTCCAGCGCCCAGTCGGCCTGGGTGAGGGAGTCGGTCTCGATGTCCACCTTGTACATGCGTTGGAAGTCGTTGCGCAGCACCGCGGCAGCTTGGGGCAGGTACTGCTGGTCACCCTCGCTGAACGTACCGGCGATGGCCATGACCTTCTGGTCGCTGTACAAGTTGCAGATCAGGCCGGCCATGATGCGCAGGATGTCGCGCACGAACTGCGCCACGTCACGCTGGTAACCGTTCATGCGGACGCTGGCAAACTGTGCCTTGATCTGCTGGGCCTTGGCCGTCTCGTACTGGTTGGTGTCACCGCGCACGATGTCGGCCATGCCGCTGATCTCGCCCAGCAGCGCCTTGATGGCCTCGAACTGGGTTTGCAGGTTCTGAAGCACCGCCGCGCACTGCTCCACCGGATACCAGTCGATCATGCCCTTGGCCCCGCCCTTCTCGGCGTACATGGCCCAGTTGTCGACCGGAACCAGCTTGTTCTCCTGGCCCTCGAGCATCCGTCCGATGGTGGCCGACTCGGCCGCGTCGTACACACCGGCCACCTTGATGGCTTCGATGATCAGACTGATGCGGGCGTACAGGACGTCGAGCTGGTTATATTGGTCCTGCGCGATATGGTAGTCGGTCACCGGCAAGAACGCCGACGTGGTCACGTTGGCGATCAGCGGGCATGGGCACGGGAAGAAGCCGTCGAGGTTGTAGGGGTCATCGGACTCGTCCAGCACGAACTCGCTGCCCTTGGCGATGTGGAACACCTTGCGGGTCTTCTTGTCCCATATCTCGAACACCTCGAACTTGTTGTCGAGGATCTCCTTGGGCGTGACGTTGTTGTCGTTGCGCGGGTGCTGCAACTGCGCCAGTCCTGCCTCGCCCCAACGCTTCACCACCTCATTCTTGGTCAGCTCCAATCGCCGGCCGCACCACGTCACCTGGCTCCAGCTCCGCGCCGGCTCCCAGATGAAGTCTTCCCAGAACACGGTGTCGAGGTAGATCGCCTCGGTCTCCTCACCGGAGGGGCTGGTACGCATACCAAAGCGCGGCCACACCTGACCGATACCCGGGACCAGGCGGTCAAGGATCGCCGCCTTCACCGCCTGCTCGAAATGCTCGCTGCACTGCAACTCGTAATGCAAGCACCGCTGCATGACCAGTGCGGCCACCCGCGCCACGTTGTCCTCGTAGTTGCCGGCATGCAGCTTGCGCACGTCAGGCTTGGGCATGGAGTTGAACAGCGACTCCTTGATGGTGTTGACGTTGGCGTAGAAGATGTTCACCCGCTTCAGGCGCGTCTCCACGCCCTCGCGCTTGTCCTGATACCGGTTGTACACGCGCCGCCCGTGCTGGAGCGCCTGTTCAGTGAACTTCTGCGCCCGCTGGATGCGCTTGTCCCACTTGTTGGTCGTGCGCTGACTAACTTCCTGGCCTTCTTCCGTCATGTCCATCAATCAAATCCTCTTCACGCTGCCCTGCGCAGCCTTGCGGTCTCTGTAGAGTGCCTCTAGCGACAGCACGTTGTTTGTAACAGCTTCGGGCTTCATGGTCTTGATTACTGACGCCGAGCGTTTCACCGCAGCGGCGTTCATGGCGAGGCACATATAGCGAAAAGAATCCGCCAAATTTGAGGACCAATCATGTTTGGGGGACGCCTTGAACATCTTCTTCTTTTCGTCCCATTCGCGAGAATACATCTTTAGCGCGTTTACGGCAGTAGCCACGGAAGGGTTTGCGGTATTAAAAAACACTTTTGGCAGAGTGG